CTACTACACAACTAGATGGTAAAGATGTAAAGTCTGTTGATTATGGAAAAATAGTTGGTGTTCTTATAAATGCTGTAAATGAATTAAAAGCAGAATTAGATGAATATAAAGCTAAGTACAAAGAACTAACTACAAAAGATTATGGCAACTTAACAGAAGATCAAAGAAACGAACTTACATTTTTAGTTAAGAAGGAAAGCTAATGGCTATTCAATCATCAGGTCTAATAACAATACAAGATATTGTTAATGAGTTTGGAGGTACAGCCCCTCACTCTTTATCGGAATACTATAGAAACGGTGGCAGTGTACCAGCAAATAATACCAATGTACCAACTTCTAGTACAATATCACTTTCAAATTTTTATAGTGCTGTAAACGAAATTCAACATACTACTAGTAATAATGATACTAATTTAAATTTACAAACTATTTTTGGTAGCAATTGGGCTAGTGCTGTACCCAAACGACTTATTGTTCCAAGCGGAGTCACTGTTGGCGGTACTAATACACACGCAATTCTAGCCCCAACTGGTATGGGTGGCACTTTAATACTAGATATTACTGGTAATGTTTATGGTTATGGAGGTGCATCTAACGGCGGTACTGGTGGTGATGCAATCCATCTACTGTCTACAAGCGGGGTTACTATTAATCTAAATTCTGGCGGTTATATCTATGGCGGCGGCGGTGGCGGCGGCCAAGGTGGTGCTGGAGGTCAAGGTGGAAATGGTGGTCAAGGTGGTCAAGGTGGAAATAGTGATTTTTTTGGTAATATCAGAGGTGGTGGAGCTGGTGGATCTGGAGGTGCTGGTGGATCTGGAGGTGCTGGTGGATCTGGTGGAGTAGGTCAAGGTTATAACCAATCTGCTACTTCTGGTTCTGCAGGGGCTGCTGGAAATAGCGGTGCTGGTGGTGCTGGTGGTAGTCGAACTTCATATTGGAGTACCTCTGTTAATTATGGAATGGGAGGCACTGGAGGCACTGGAGGAGCTGGAGGCCAAGGCGGTAATGGTGGCAATGGTGGAGCATTTGGTAATTCTGGTTCATCAGGATCTAACGGTACAAATGGATCTGCTGGAAGCCAAGGTGCAACTGGGCTTGATAATATTAATTTTCCTGGTAATAGTAATAATAATGTTTCTGGTTTTTCTGGTGCTAGTGGATCTGCTGGTAGTGCTGGATCAAGTGGATCTGCTGGAGGACTTGCTGGTTATTACATATATAATCTTGCTTCAATTACATTTAATAACAGTGGCACTGTAGCTGGAAGATAAATTTATTTTACTTTTTCGTGAAATTGTTTAGTCATTAATCCAGTAATGACATACAAAGGTGCTAGTGCCATAATTCCTACAAAGGTTATTATGGTGACAGGCACTAAGGCTTTAGCAAAAGCTTCTCTCATAATATGGACGAAATATACTTACCAAACCTACCAGATACAAACTATATACTCAATCCTCCTAAAACAATTTTTTACCCTCCCCAAGCGGAAGTACCTTATCTAGATCCAGTTCTTTTACCGAGTCTGGAACAAGTTCAGTCGGGTTTGGCAGAAGAGAAGGCAAATACTTCTTCAAAAGAAAAGGAGCAAGACGAGGAAGTAACAGGTATAAAGCAAGAAGTGATCCCAACGAACCTGCCAAAAAACTTAGAAAATACTTCAACAGAAGAACCTATAGCTACTTTTAATGTACCGTTCTTTGGTGATTTTCCAATACCTGCACCAGAAGTAGTGGCATCAAGTGTAATAAGTGCAGGTGCTGCATCCATTGTGACCGTTACGGGTTCAATTGCTATGCAAGCTGTAGTAGGGCAAATAAAGAAAATATTTAAGAAAATATTTACTAAGGTTTTAAAGAAGGAGGTGAAGAACTTTCAAACAAAGAAGGATTAGCTTTTACATAACTTCTTATATTTATTACATCTGCACAAAGGTAAGCATACTCTGATTTAGGATTGACCATATACCCACTAGCATGAAGCTGTGAACATTTCAGAATACGAACAAGATTCTTATCGTATATGTTTTTACTTAATTCTTCTTGAGCTAGTTTTAATTTTACTTTTGATAGTTCGCTACAGGTTTTATTATCTCCTAGAGGTATCATAAAACTCATTTGTACTCCCCAACCTTCATTGATGCTGTAAGTTTCTTCTCCCTGGGCATCATTACCTGTATAAAAAGGAGTTACAGCCATTGTAGGTTGACTACAAATCAAGTTTCCAAACTGCTGTTTACCTGTCATTCCATTATTAATATTCATATTTTGATTAATTATTGATGAATTACCTACAGCATTAGGTTGAGCCTGTACATTTGTATCGCCTTCGGCTCTTGCTTTATTACTGACTAAAGACAGACAAAGAACTGATAACGCTAGTAGTCGTAATCGAATCATTCTGTGTAATTTTTTCAGTCATTTGATTAGCAGCCCTTGTAGTTATAGACAAAGACCAATCGCTAGTTACAGTTTTTGGTGTAAATATTGCATCTGAATGAGCTATACCACCACTAGAAGCACTTGTAACCTCTATGTTTGATGCTTCCCAAGTGTTTATGGCTGCTCCGTATTTCTCTGTAACTATAGACCTTGTAATGGTCTGTGTAGTGTTTTCTGTTCTATTGCTTGAGCCAGTAGTCCAAGAAGGCACTCCATTGGCATATACAGGACTAAACAAAAACAAAGATAGCAGTAATAATTTTTTCATTTTCTTGTATTATCAGGATCTACAATTAATTTTATAGGTGTATCTATACGAACGAGTTGTGTCTTACCTAACACTTCTTGTAAGTCAGCCTTTACATTAGTACCATTCTTAGACTTATCACCACCTTTCTGTGTGATAGAAGCTCCAAAACTACTAGCAAGCCCTACGAACACCGAAGCAATAAAGGTCGGATCTATTTTTTGCTGTGGTATTCCTAGTTTTGATAGGTCTAAATATGAAAGGCTTAACATTGCTGTAGCCCAAGTCAGCAAAATAAGTCTGACTCCTAGTGATACCAATTCAAATTGCTCCTCTCTGCAAGGTACAGCTTCTTGTAATTTGAACCATACACTTTTCTTTTGTTCCTTTGGTTGTTCTGCCATAAATAAAAGACTACCTATAAATGGGGAGATAGCGTTATAGGCTAATAATAGGTAGTTATGGCAAACTTAACAAATCTTGGTATGTTTGGAAAGTAACACATTACTTTTATGTTAAAGATTTTAAAACCAATACTGCTAAAATTCTTCTCTACAACTGCTGTTAAGAGGTTAGTAGTGGACTTGCTTCGTGCCATTTGTAAGCAGACTACAAATACCTTGGACGATAAAGCTGTAGATATGTTGGAGTATCAATTATTTCCCAAGCAGAACTGATGAAAGATAAAGACTTCTTTCATATACTTCTAGGTGAACCACCACCAGAAGTAGAGTTTGAGATTGAACTAAAGATTAGAGAAGTAAATCAATTACCTGATTCTCTATTAAGACAACATTGTTCTGATCTTGTGAGACACTCAAGACTACAAGATCTATTGCTTTCTGCTGCTCTTACTCGTATGGCAGAATCAGAAAGCAAATGCTTTAGAGCAGAACAAAAACTTCATAAATATAAACAAGGTAATATTTTCAATAAGATTCACTATGTCTTGTTTGGCAAAAGACCTAAAAAGTGATTATATTAATTAAAAAACAAGACTAATCATGGATAAAAGCTTAGAAGTTTTAAACACTATGCACTATGAGTTAGCAAAACTTTTAGTGGACAAGATAAAAACAGGCGAAGCAAAAGCAGGTGATCTAAACGTAGCTAGACAGTTCTTAAAAGATAATGGTGTTGAGTGTATTCCTGTAGAAAAGAATCCTATGGAAGAACTAATGTTAAACTTACCAGACTTAGATGCTGTACCTTTAGCTGATTTATGAACTGTTGGCATTGTAAAACTGAATTAATTTGGGGTGGAGATCATGACGCAGAAGACGATAGCAAATATTCAATTATAACTAATTTATCTTGTCCAAAATGTAATTCTTATGTAGAAGTCTATCTTCCAAAAGATGCAGCCATTACCTAAAAAACTACAAGACTTTAGATATTTCTTAATCGTTACCTGGAGACATCTAAACCTACCAGACCCTACACCAGTTCAGTTAGACATAGCTGAATATCTACAATATGGTGCTAGACGTAAGATCATACAAGGATTCAGAGGTGTAGGTAAGAGTTGGATTACTTCTACATACGTTGTGTGGAGACTTCGTATGAATCCACAACTTAAATTCTTAGTTGTCTCAGCCAGTAAAGACAGAGCAGATAATTTTACTACCTTCACTATGCGTCTTATCAA